GCTGGGTGGATAGTCCACCCTGCCCGCATCCATGCCCTTGTGCGTACATCTACACACTATGTCCACATTTCCCACACATATCACACTATATCCACACATATCCCATGCATACGCAGGTGTGCATGACTATGCGTGCATGTGCATGTAACTCTACGTAGTCATGCAGGTCAGAGCACTACTGAACACGTTCAAAACTTGGGCAGGCCTGGCTCAGCTGCATGGTCATGCTGCCTGACATGTCGCACCAAAGTAGGACATGTCGACCGTCTCAAACTAGGTCAAACCATGACAATGGACCCGGGGATGTTTAAACCGGGCCTCGTGTGGTGTGGTGTCTCTCCTTAAATTTTTGCACCATAAATACATTGGAGCCTCAAGTTGGGGACCATCGTCTACATGTGAGCTACGTCACACTGACCAAAACACCCCTTGCGGTTACTGGGCTGTAGGGGTGTGACGCAGATCACATCAAAGTCATGTGTCCTAGAAGTGCTCGGGGATGGGTATATATATATATGGAGGCCCTGAACTATGCGCAGATTGCGGATGACCGCCCTAGCGGGCATCGTGCCGCACGACCGCGCCAGACTGGGTAGACCTTATATAGACTCTTACAGAGCTCTGAAGAAGGGAGCCCCTGAAGGGCTCCCGTTCCAGTACTGCTCTATACCGTACCTCGGGATTCTACCTCCGTTCAAGGCCCCACCGAAAGTGGGGCCGTATAGCAGCCACGGCCCATCGGCCGTGGAGATAATAGATCTGGCGCAGCTTGGCCGAAGGCCAGTGGCGCAAACCTTATATAGGGGTATGAACGATGGCGACTGTCTACAAGACGCAAGACGGCGTCGTACACACTCAGGACCCTAGTAAGGTGAAGGTCAACAAGAACAGGCGCCCGACCAAGCGGGCGGCTGCTACAGACGCTCAGAAGCGCAAGCAGACGTTCGTCAACTACATGAAGAACGGCAAGTCGATCAAGGAGGCTTGTCAGGACATGGGCCTCACCGAGGCCCAGTACAAGTACCTGCGTACGAGTGATGCCGACTTCCGCCATGAGATGGATAAGCTTAGGCTCCTTCAGGCAGGCAACGGCGCGGCTCAAGAGAACCGCGACAACATCGCAGACTTTGAGGACTGGTGCCAGGAGTACCTGGACACCACGCTCTTCAATCACCATCTTCAGTGGGTAGACCTGCTGGAGGGTAATGATCCAAGGAACCTTCACGAGAACCAGACTTACATCAAGGGTGAACCAGAGTTCCTACTGATCAACACTCCTCCTGAGCACGCCAAGTCCACTACCATCACGATGAACTATGTAACGTATCGGATCTGCCAGGATCCGAACATCCGAGTGATCATCGTATCTCAGACGCAGGAGATGGCCAAGAGGTTCCTTCGTGGAATCAAGGATCGTCTGGCGTCGGAGAACAAGAACTACCAGAAGCTTCAGATCGACTTCGCCCCCGAGGGTGGCTTCGATGCAGGTTCGGCGGGTTGGACCGCCGACTCTATCTACGTGTCCAGCACCAGCCGCGAGAGTGGAGAGAAGGACCCTACCGTACAGGCGCTTGGTATCGGTGGACACATCTATGGATCCCGAGCAGACCTCATCATCCTCGATGACTGTGTGACCGGAAAGAACGCCCATGAGTATGAGAAGCAGATGGACTGGCTTCAGAGGGAAGTGTACAACCGTCTCAGCTATCCTGGCGGGCGTATTCTGCTCATTGGAACTAGGCTTGCTCCTGTTGATCTATATGGTGAGATCGTAAAGAACGACTACTACGGAGATGAGGTATCTCCCTGGACGTACCTCACTCAGCCTGCCGTGCTTGAGTATGCAGATGAGCCTGAGAACTGGAAGACTCTGTGGCCTCGCACCAACAGGCCGCCAGTCTCCCTGGTCGGCCGGTCTCTGGTAACGCAGGATGAGGATGGTCTCTGGCCTATGTGGACTGGCGAGGCGCTACGAAAGCGCCGCGCTTCTATGAGCCCTAGAAACTGGGCCCTCGTCTACATGCAGGAGTCTGTGGTTGAAGATGCGATCTTCCCAGTCAAGGCGGTTACCGCTTGCGTGGACGGAATGCGGGCAGCGGGAGTTCTGAGCAAGGGCGCTCCTGGACACAGGCCCTACGGTATGGATGGCACGTATGTGATTGGTGGGTTCGACCCCGCCATGACTGGCCACTCAGCAGCCGTAGTGATGGCCGTGGACAGAATGACTGGAGTGCGCTGGATCCTTGATGTCTGGTCCAAGGGAAGTCTCAAGCCTGAGGATATCTTCGACAAGATCAAGGAGATGACGCTGAAGTATGGCGTCAATGAGTGGCGCATTGAGACGAACGCCATGAACCTGATGGTGTCCGAGAACAGGGAGCTGAAGCAGTTCCTGTCTTCTCGCGGCTGCCTCCTTCGTGGTCACTACACCGGCAAGAACAAGTGGGACGCAGACTTTGGAGTCGCGTCCATGTCCACGCTCTTCAATGGTCATGAGCGCGGTGACCACCTGATCAGGCTTCCAAGCCGTTCCAACTCCGAGGGCATGAGGATGCTCATTGAGCAGCTCACCACGTGGGAGCCACTGCCTCCGGGAGTCAGGACCAAGAAGAAGACTGACACGGTCATGGCCCTATGGTTCGCAGAGCTTGGAGCCAGGGACGTCATCCATCAGGGCGACAGTGCTTTCATCATGGACAACCCGTACCAGTCGCCTCGCGACAAGGAGCGTAGCACGGTCATCGACCTGGACTTCATGAGCCAGGCTCAAAACCAGCAGCACGTAGATGCCTGGTAAATACAACACTGGAGTCATAATGTCAACGCCGATGACGGCAGATACTTTCCTTTCCATCCTCAAGGCCGAGGGCCTTGTGGTGAAGGAGCATGCAGGATGGAAGACGCACGAGAGGGATGATGAGACGGGCAAGGTCTTTGGTCCCGTCTATGGAATCATGTTCCACCACACCGCCTCTCACAACTCTTTCGATGTGATCTGGAATGGGCGCAGCGGGCTTCCTGGCCCGCTTGCGCACGCGTACGTGGATAAGGAAGGTGTCGTATGGCTGACCTCAGCTGGAAGGGCTAATCATGGCGGAGGAGGCTCTCCCGCCGTTCTCGCGGCCGTAAAGGCTCAGAGCTATGGAGACACCCCTCCCGCCACTCACTGCCATGAGGGAAGCGCTGGAGCCGCTGATGGCAACGACGCTTTCTATGGGTTCGAGTGTGAGAACCTCGGCAACGGAGACGATGAGTGGCCCGCCACTCAGACTACTGCTATGGTCAAGATCGCTGTAGCGATCGCTCATCACTATGACTGGAACGCCAAGAGTGTTATCGGGCACCTTGAGTGGTCGGACTGGAAGTCCGATCCTCGCGGCTTCAGCATGAAGACCTTCAGGTCTCTGGTCCAGAAGGGCCTTGATGCCAAGAAGGTTGTCAAGCCAACCGTTCCAAAGCCCACTCCCGTTTACGCTCCGTTCCCCGGAACCAGCTACTTCAAGCTAGGCAAGAAGCATGCCCTCATTAAGGCGATGGGTAAGCGTCTTGTGGCCGAGGGATACAAGGGCTACAAGGTTGGACCTGGCGAGGAGTTCACCCGAGCCGACATCAAGGCGTATGCCTGGTGGCAGAAGAAGCTTGGCTACAGCGGATCCTCCGCTGATGGCTACCCAGGCAAGACGAGCTGGGATAAGCTCAAGGTTCCGAAGGTATAAGGAGGTGACGCATGGCGCTTACAATTGACAAGGTCGCCATGAAGGTGGAAAGTCTGCGCCGTGCGTCTGCTGGTCGCGATCAGCGACAGAGGGATGTTCATGATGTGCGTTCTGGTGACATCGATACGGTGATGCCAGGAGCCATGCCTGACGCATGGCCTAAGCCGATCGTGGCCAACATGGTTGACATGGCAGCACGAGACATGGCCGAGGTCATGGGCGCAATGCCTAGCATCAACTGCGCATCGGCAGTAACCACCACGGACAAGGCGAAGAAGTTCTCTGGCAAGAGGACTAAGATCGCCAATCACTACGTACAGAACAGCAAGCTGAATGCTGGTAAGCAGATCACCTTCTGCGATTACTACAACAGCTTTGGTATGGCTGTCTACGTGATCGAGCCAGACTTCGAGAACAAGCAGCCGATCATCCGTGTAGAGAATCCCATCGGAGTCTACCCGGAGATGGATCTCTTCGGGAGGGTGAGAAGCTATACGAAGGTATGGCGCGAGGAGGCGATTCACCTCGCCTCCAAGTTCCCTCACCTGATCAGGATGCTTCAGTCCAACGAGACTGGCGGTCATGAGTCCGGCTGGCAGGAGCGTGAGATTGAAGTCATCAAGTATGTAGATGGCGACCAGATCACCATGTACCTGCCACAGCATGGCAACACAATCGTAGACATGATGCCCAACGTCATGGGTCGCGTCTTCGTCTCCATTGCCAAGCGTCCTGGCTTTGACAAGGAGATTCGCGGAGCCTTCGATGATGCTATCTGGGTTCAGCTAGCGAAGGCGCGCATGGCGCTTCTCGCTCTCGAAGCAACCGAGAAGTCTGTTCGTGCTCCGCTCGCAGTGCCGAGGGATGTCACTAGGCTGACCTTTGGTGATGACGCGGTTATCCGCTCCGACAATCCTCAGCTCATCAAGTACATCACGCCCGACGTTCCTCAGTTCGCGTTCCAGGAAGGATCGATCCTGGACCAGGAGGCCCGCCAGTCGATGCGCTCACCAGAGGCTCGCTCTGGAAATGTTGATGCCTCGATCATCACTGGTCGTGGAGTTCAGGCGCTGATGGGTGGCTTCAACACTGTCATCACGACTGGACAGAGTGTCATCGCCCAGGCTCTAGCCAGGGCGCTTGCACTGTGCTTCGAGATGGATGAGAAGCTTTGGGGCAACGAGAAGAAGATTATCACTGGCCTCGTACAGGGAACGCCCTTCGAGGAGACCTACACTCCGGCTAAGGATATCGATGGAAGTTACATCGCAGACGTCACCTATGGATTTGCAGCAGGCCAGGACCCTGCTCGCGCCATCGTTGCACTTCTCCAGCTCCGTGGCGATCAGCTTGTCTCTCGTGACTTCGTACAGCGCCAACTGCCAATGGACCTCGACGTGGTTCAACTACAGTCCCAGATTGACATGGAGCAGTTCACGGACGCCCTGAAGCAGGGCATCATGGGCTTCGCCCAGACAATCCTTCCGATGGCCCAGCAGGGCGGTCAGGATCCAATGGACGCTCTCCAGAAGATTGCTTCGATCATGAAGGAGAGGGAAAAGGGTACGCCCGTACATGAGGCAGTACTCAAGGTATTCAAGCCCAAGGAGCAGCCCGCAGGGGCTGCACCAGCCAACCCGCTTGAGGCCATGCTCGGTGGACAGGCTCAGGCTGGTCCCGCTGGAGCACAAGCCCAGCAGCAGGGCGGCGGAGGACAGCAGGGCATGGATATCCAAAGCCTTCTCTCCGGTCTGACCGGGAAGGGCGATGCAACAATGACCGCCTCTACCAAGAGGCGCCAGGCAATCTAAGGAGAACTATGAGCGACGCAATGTTCGCTGGAGATCACGGCCCTCAGGGCGACTGGGCAACTCTTAAGGGGCGCATGCTGGCGCCATGGGAGCTTGCATATGATGAGCAGGATCAGAACATTGGTCCAGATCGTCTGAACCAGGAAGTGAACACGAACGACTGGGTGAAGACTGGTCCGGTTATGGCCGGACCGTACGATCCTATGAACCTAACCCGTGGTGGCGGGACGATGGCCAAGTAAGGAGTTTCATGGATGAGAACGAGATCATGCAGACTATTGAGGTCGGATCGGCCAAGCATAATCGCTGGTCCGTTCTCATCCTGACTCTGAATTGGGCTACGCAGGTGGTTGAGCAGACCGCTCAGACACTAGAAGGTTTTACGATGATGGCTGCCCAGCATGCCAACCATGTCAAGGACCAGGATAACTTCCTGGAACTGACTAAGCATTGGGAGAAGTGATGGCTGAAGTATCTGGCCCTGGTCAGTTCAGCAAGAGGACTGACACTCAGGGCAAGCAGGCCCTACCCGATGCGCAGTACGGAGAGAACAAGGACTATCAGGAGCAGCAGTCGGGAGCCAAGCAAGCGGCTTCGCCTGGTGGCAATGTTGACTTCGCTAGTCTGTTCGGCAATCCAGCCGACAAGGTTACTCCACTCTCTGCACCGAGTACTCAGCCTCAGACCGCAGTCACTGATGGCGCAGCCCTTGGGGCTGGCGCCGGTACAGAAGCTCTAGGGCTTCCTGATCAGAGTACTGAGGATCTCCAGAAGCTCGTTCCCTACATGCCAGTACTTGAGTACATGGCTAATCAGCAGGGCGCATCGTGGGCGATGCGCAATGTTGTACGTAAGGTCAAGGCGATGATGTGACGAGTCTTGAGTATCAGTATGGTGGCCAGTGGTTCGATGATATGGGATCACTGGCTGCTGTATTCTCCGACGCTCCCGCTCTCGGTATCGAGATCGGTCGAGCGCACCTTAAGCGCGAAGAGGCTAATGGCCTCGCTTCCAATCTACTGAATGCAGGCGTGACTCCGTACGCGAGTCCGGAGCCGCCGATAGGAGTCTGAGTATGTCCACACCACTATCTCCAGCAGACCTTGAGGCAACTCAGCGAGACCTTCTCAAGGGTGCTGTGGACTACGATCAGCTCCCAGCTTCTACTATCACCCAGCTACAGAGCTACTGGGATACTCACCCCAACGCTCAGCAGGATCAGAACACTGACCCAGCAGCGCTAGCAAAGCTGAAGCAGGATCGTGCTTCGGTTGCTGGCCAGGGCGACATCCTTTCCTCTCCGATCTTCAAGCCGGTTGAGTGGCTAGGCTCCAAGCTCTATAGCCTGTACAGCAACACTGTATCTCCAGCGACCTCCATGGTCGCGCTGACTGCGCGACGCCTCATCTGGGGTAAGTCTGAGGATGACCCTACTGGATTCACTGATACCTACAAGGATCTGTGGAACGAGGGTCACGCCATCAGTCCAGGTCAGGCAATTTGGATGATGGGGTTCTCTGACAAGGAGCTGAAGGCGCGAGGTATCGCGCCTAACCAGATCACCCAGAACCTGACCCCCAAGGACTATGCGTGGTCTGGACTCTTCGGGGCTAACCCAACAAAGACTACCGCCGAAGGCGAGAAGGCCAAGAACCAGTACTTCAACAATGGAGCAGCTCAGTTCGTAACCGGAGCACTTGACTTCGGAGTCTCCTGGTATGCGGATCCGCTGGTTCTTGGAGGTAAGGTAGCTGGTGCTGCCAAGGTTGCAGGCATCACTAAGCCAGTCTCTAAGCTAGCCGCTAAGAGCGGCGGAGACTTTGATAAGCTTACGGCCGGTTCGGCATTCTCCAGCATGACCAAGAAGGTCATGGACATCAAGGCGAAGAACCCTGACACCGCAGCCCTAAGGCTGCGAGAGTTCCCAACCGTCAGCAAGTCCGCCAACGGAGATATGCTGGCCAGGCTTCTGGCTGACGCAAAGGATGAGTCTCAGGTGACTCGCGTACTGCGAGTCAGCATCGGAGATTACAAGGGATACCTTGGTCTTGAGGCTGACAACATGCGTCTTGCTTACCAGGTCAAGACTGCCACACAGCGCGTACAGGCCCTCAACACGTCCTACAACGCCCTGCCAGCAGCAAGGCAGGGAAGTCTGTTCGGACAGAAGCTGAAGGCTTACATCGGCGCTCAGGAGGATATGGTCAGTAAGCTGGATTCCGAGAACGGAATCCTGACTGAGACCATGAAGGCTTTTGGCTCCGTTGACAATCTGAACTACAACAGGATCACCACGCCACTCGGACTCAAGGTCAAGGCTGGTATCCAGGACTCCAGCCTCAAGCAGGTCAAGGGTCAGGGAATCATCAAGGCGACTCCTGCACTGATCTACAACGCAGCAGTTGGTTTCCCGATTCACCTCATCCGTTCGTACAACGACATCAAGCCTTCCGCCTACCTAGAGCTTCACGCCGAGGATAGCTACAAGGAGCTTGGTTCGACGCTTGACGAGTCCAACTCGCTGACTAAGGCAGAGAAGGACAAGTACGTCTCGGACTACATCAAGTCCACTCCCAATGAGCGCGGTCAGCTCATGGTCAACATTGAGCGTGGTGTCAGTCAGAAGATCCTGGACAAGGTGAATGCGGATCGCGCCCGCAAGGGCAAGAGCGCACTTGATCCTGACATGGCACACCAGCTGTATGACGACTTCGTGCAGCGCCGTAGCGCTGCTCAGGGAAGCGCTCGCACTAAGCGTTCGTACTCTGCGAGCAGGCTCACCAACGGCAACACTGGACTGAGCTACAATGTTGCCGAGATCGACGCTGGTGGCGGTCGCGTGATTGCGACGCCACTCTATGAGACTCAGCTAGCAAACTCTCACGTCGTGATGGACTTCAAGAACTTTGAGAAGATTCTTCAGGAGCAGGGAGATAGCTTCCAGACTCTCAAGAACAGCCTTGGAAACAAGTGGCACACCGGTAATGAGATCGCTGACACGCTCGGAACGTACTGGAAGTTCGCTCAGCTCTTCCGTCTAGGCTATGCACCTCGCGCACTAGCCGATGACTTCATGGGTCAGGTGGCACGCTATGGCGCTCTCTCTATGGCCAGTCGTGCAGGTAAGGGTGCTGTTAACGTAACCAACAAGATCCTACAGGGAACATGGGCTGGAGCTAGCAAGGGAGCAATTACCGAGCAGCTCAAGATTCAGCACGCCATGAACAGTGTCCACCTTGAGGATCTAGGTCGCGTTGAGCAGCGTCTCAAGATTGAGATCGCCGGTAAGCAGGGAAACTACAACGTAACCAACCTTCAGCAGGAACTGTCTGATGTGCAGACCGAGCTTCAGGCCACCAAGGATGACATGCTCAAGGTCAGCAACACCATCAAGGGCGCTTCTGAAGTGGACCGCTCCACTAAGGTTGGACGTCAGGTCTTCAACTCTCCACTTGGCGGAGTGCAGGGAAACCTGTTCCGCGATCTCCTTTCGGGAGAGCGCAACTTCGGCAACATGATGGGACGAGCTGCCGACTGGCACCTTAAGCGCGCTCGCGCTGGTGATTGGGAGAACATTCAGGCAACTGTCCATGGAGTAGATCGTCACCGTAGCGCATGGTCCAGGAAGATTAATGATCAGATTGCGCAGTCTGCTATCGGTCGTCAGATGCTCACTGGAAAGTCCGAGGACGAGCTAGTCAATTGGATGAGGACCACGCCCGAGGGGCGTGCCTACAGGGCTGACATCGGAGATAAGAACATGCCGATCAGGGAGCGCGCTAAGCGCGTCCTGGCGGACTTCAATGACACCCTGAATCCGAACATCGTTGGCATGGATTCAATCAAGGCTGACATCCTGGCTGGCAAGTTCGACATGAAGAAGCTTGAAGAGATTGTTCCGGTTGGAGCAAGGCCCATCATCAATGGTGAGTCCTTCAAGTATGCATCTGGAACGAGTGCACTCAGCAGGACTATGGACAACATGGTCTCTGGCTTCTACAACGTAGCTAACCAGATCCCAGCGAACAAGCTTCTGCGCAATCCACTCTTCGCACAGCAGTACAAGGCTCACCTCGCTGAGCAGATGAAGACTCTGAAGACACAGGGAATCACTCACGTAGATGAGAACCTGCGCAGGACCATGGAAGAGACTGCTCGTCGTAAGTCTCTTCGTGATGTGAAGAACTTCACCTTCACCATGGACCATGAGACGAAGATGGCTTATCATCTTCGTCACTTCGGAGCATTCTTCGGAGCGCAGCAGGAGAGCTGGAACCGCTGGGCTAAGATCATTGCAGAGAAGCCACAGACTCTACCTCACGTAGCTCAGGTGTACAACGCGCCTGCGCGCGTTGGTATGGTTACTGACGTCGATGGCAATCCCGTTGATGGTGCTGGTTACAGCACCGATCCAATCACCGGAGAGAAGAAGCTTACCGACTTCTCTCAGCGCAAGATTCTGTTCCAGGTTCCCGATTATCTGGGAGGCAAGGCTCTCAACAAGGCTCTTGGCCTTGACGAGAACGCTAAGTTTTCCATCCCCGTTTCCTCCGTCGAGCTAGTGCTTAACCATGGAGACGGGCCTCTGCCCGTCGGCACTGGACCAATGGTTCAGATCGGAGTGAATCACTTCGCTCAAGATGATCCTAAGGTCGCTGACTGGGCTCAGCAGATGGGTGTACTTCCGTTTGGTCCAACCAACAACGTGCTGGACTTCATCAATCCAACCACCGGCAAGCGTCTTGGAGATTCCTCTGACGACCTAGGTCAGGTCAAGCAGCGCTCTCTCCTGTACATGATGCAGGTCGAGACGTACAAGTACGAGAACGGCCTTCGAGACACTCAGCCAACATGGACTGAGCTGAAGGACCGTGCCGACAAGTGGACCATGTTCCGTGCAGTGGCAGCCTTCGGGCTGCCTGTGTCACTGAATGCACAGGATCCATACCAGTACTTCCGTGATGAGTATTCCAGAATGCAGAACGTCGATCCGACTAGGGCTGATGAAGCATTCTACGAGAAGTATGGAGACTCGCTCTACTCCTTCACCACCTCAATGAGTAAGAACGCTACCGGACTGCGTCCAACGCAGGAAGGTGTACAGGCAAGTAAGTACTACAAGGATCTAATCAACAAGGTTGGTCCTGAGTACGCATCTGTAGTCGTTGGAGATGAAGGGAATGGAACGTACTCTCAGGGTGCGTACTACTACCAGAAGACTCACGCGACTGATATCGCAGCAGCAAGTACTGATCGTACGAGTGTCGGAGCCCGAGAGGCTCTCGCTACCAACAGGACTAACCTGGGCTGGAAGCAGTATCAGTCCGCGATGACTCAGATCAACTCTCAGCTCTTTGATCGCGGTCTTAGCTCGTTTGATGCCAAGGGCGCAGAGGATCTCAAGAGTATTCGCGCGGGAGTTATCTCCGCGCTATCTCAGTCCAAGCTTCCGACCGGCGAGGACAATCCTTACTACAACAGGCAGTGGGCAGAAGACTTCAACACGCTCAATGACGACAAGTACAATGAGCGTGCCGTAGACATGCAGAAGATCGTAGATGACCCAGAGATCTGGAGCAAGGCGTATGATGCAACCAACGATACGGTTGGTCAGCGCTCTGACATCTACAGTCTGAAGTCCTACCTGTTCTACCGCAATCAGATGCAGGTAGCACTCCAGCAGCGCAAGCTTGCTGGTGGCTCTGGAGACATCAACGCAGCAGCCAACAATGATCTGCGTAGTAACTTCAGCGATTACACTACCACGCTGATGGAGCAGGACACGAAGTTCGAGACTCTTCACTCTCGCTGGTTCGCAACTGACATGGGATACAACTCCAACGAAGTTGCACTACAGGCTCAGCAGACTCCAGAGTCTACTATCATGACTGGCCTTAGCGCTGTGCAGTCTCAGGTAAAGGCTAACAGCTCTGCACTACAGGGAGATCTCTATGGCGGTTGATAAGACCACGCCAAGTGGCAGGACTGGCAGTCTTCTAGATACGGCCAGTGCATACGCCAGTACTAGCACCAGCGCTTCTAGCACATCTGATCCTCCCGTGTATCTAGGCCAGTCTCCTGGCCTATCGGCTGGAACGCAGAATCCTTACGGGTTCGGTAATCAGCCTGTAGTTCCTGGAATCACTGCCGCACAGGACAATGTGCAGAACCTCAGCACCGTCCAGCAGCAGTATTACGACTGGGATGCAAAGACTAGGAACAAGTTCCTGAGTCAGCTCTCTCTCGCTGGATACAACGTGAGCAACATGCAGGATAGTGACCTCGCTTCGGCGTGGTCAAACTATGCAACCCAGGCAGCCGCTTACTACAAGAGTGGATCGGGTAAGAAGCTCACACCTTGGGACATCATGGCTATTGATCGTAGGACTAGGGAAGCTGCCGTACCAACCACGACTACGGCAACCAACCTGTCCTACGACATGTCCAGCAAGGAAGATGCACATGCACTCTTCCTTCAGGCGAGTCAGTCTCTTCTCGGACGAGCCCCTACGGGCTCGGAGATCAGCCAGTTCCAGAAGCAGCTGAATGTCTACGAGAAGAAGAATCCAACGAAGACTACGACCACAACCACTACTAGTGGAACTGGAAACAGTACTTCAAATACCAACACCAGCGGTGGAGTATCTGCCTCTGCTCGCGAGATGATGGCCTCTGACGAGGCCAAGCAGGGCCCTGAGTTCGGGGCTTACCAGGCTAGCACTACGTACTTCAATGCTCTTCTGGGAATGCTGGGAAGTAAGTAATCCTCGAAAGGAATCAACGTGGCTACTGATGGATCCGACATCATGGCATACGCCAAGCAGTTCCTTGGCACGCCATACAAGTGGGGAGGCAATAGCCTCACCGGTGGAGTTGACTGCTCTGGTCTGGTCCAGCAGGTCTACAAGCACTTTGGTATCTCAGTACCGCGAGTGACTTACCAGCAGATCGGTCAGGGCAAGTCCATCTCGATGAACAAGCTCATGCCCGGTGACATGGTCTTCTTCGATACGGACAAGAGTGATGCAGGGCCCGACCACGTCGGGCTCTACCTTGGAGATGGCAAGATGCTTCATGCTCCGCACACTGGAGATGTGGTAAAGATCAGTGACATCACCACTGGTTACTACCAGGACATCTTCATGGGTGGACGGAGGGTAAGTGGGATTAGCGGTGGTGGTCTCAGCACCTCCTCAACTGGCGATACGGCCACCGCCGCCAAGCTCTCACCAGAAGAGCTTGCCTCCGAATACGGCTGGGCTTACAGCTTCCTCAAGCACAATGACAGCGTCAGTGGACTATTCGATCAGGCCGTAAAGGGAACATGGACTGCGGAGAAGTTCCAGGCAAAGCTGAGGGAGACCAAGTGGTGGAAGGAAAACTCTGACACCATGCGTCAGGCTCAGGTCCTTAAGGAGACTGATCCGGCAACCTATCAGGCGAACGTGGCTGCGAGCAAGCTTCAGATTCAGCAGATGGCATCGGAGATGGGAGCAGCCATCCCATCCAAGAAGCTAAACTCCATTGCTGCCAGTGCTTACGCCACTGGCATGGATGATGCCAGCCTGAAGAACACTCTTGGGAAGTACATCACCTTCACCAAGAATGGAACGCTGAATGGTGAGGCTGGTATGTTCGCTCACTCCATCAAGGAGTATGCGGCATCTCAGGGTGTGAAGCTGGACGATCAGACTGTGAAGAATCAGGCTGCTCTCATTGCTCGTGGCCTAGCCACCGAGCAAGACTTCCAGTCTCAGGTTCAGGAGCAGGCCGCTTCGATGTATCCTGCATACGCAGATCAGATCAAGGCCGGTCAGACTGTCTCTGATGTGGCTTCTCCATACATTCAGCAGATGGCTTCGGATCTGGAGATCCCATCCACGAGCATCACGCCCACTGATCCCCTGATTAAGCAGGCCCTTAATGGACTGGACGACAAGGGCAAGCCTGTGGGTATCGATGCAACCACATTCCAGAGTCTTATCAGGAATGATCCTCGCTGGACCAAGACTGCTGGCGCACAGAACAACGTGATGAAGATTGGCACCAGCGTACTCAAGAACATGGGTGTGATCAGTGGCTAAGCTAAGTAGTGCTGAACTAGCCGAGCAGTATGGTTTCGTCTCCTCTCTCCTCAACTCCGACAAGGGCCTTAAGAGCCTATTCCAGCAGGCAGTTAAGGGCGAGTGGTCCTCCGATAAGTTCCAGGCAAAGCTTAGGAACACGCACTGGTGGAAGACTCACAGCCAAGATGAGCGAGACTATCTGGTCTCGCTCAAGTCTGATCCTGCTACAGCGCGTCAGTCCTACAACCAGAACTATACCGCTGCTCGTCAGCTAGCAAACTCTCTGGGCATTGTCGAGAGTGACTTCACCATGAAGAAGATCAAGGAAGCCGCCTACAACATGACTGCGAAGGGCTGGACTGAGGCTCAGTCCCGCTACTATCTAGGTCAGTACATCTCCTTCTCCGACAACAAGCATCAGGGTGAAGGCGGAGATGACTGGGATCAGCTCCACACCTACGCGTACAGCATGGGAGTCACTAAGGCTGGTGACTGGTATGGAGATGCGTCAAGGAAGATTGTCCGTGGCCTGGCTACGGTTCAGGACTACAAGTCTGAAATCAACAAGCAGGCCAAGGCTGCGTTCCCTCAGTGGAGTAAGCAGATCGATGGCGGCCAGACCGTTGCTGACATTGCCAGCCCTTACATGCAGTCAATGAGCACCATTCTGGAGCTGCCTTCGGGCAGCACCAATCTCTTTGATCCGACCATCAAGAAGGCTCTGACCTACGTCAATCCGGCTACCACCAAGAAGGAGGCTATGCCCCTGTGGCAGTTCGAGAACAGCCTCAGGCAGGACAGCCGATGGAAGCAGACCAAGAACGCTCAGGACTCCCTGATGCAGGTAGGTCACCAAGTACTAACTGACTTTGGAGTTGCCTTCTAATGGCTGACACTGCCAACCCAGCATCAAGCATTGATGAAGTAATCTTCAAGACGTACCAGCAGCAGCTACAGAACCTCAAGGCCCAGCAGGGCGCTCTGGCCATTCAGTCCAAGTCTCAGGACAAGAAGAAGGCTGCTGCCGCAAAGCAGCAGCTTGACCACCTGAATGCACGTATGAGCACTCTGACCACGAAGACCGCAACTCTTCAGAACAAGGTGTATGCGCAGAAGGGTCAGTACGAGAACCTTCTCACCGGAGATAACAGGGATGCGTACCTCGCCCTGAAGACCCTGTTCGGCAACTATGGCCTTGAGTCCCTGGCAAAGAACATCTATGACTATGCCAAGAATGGCTACAGCTCTGACACGATCTCTCTACTGCTTCAGGACACGCCAGAGTACAAGCAGCGATTTTCGGCGAACGATGCTCGCAAGAAGGCTGGTCTCCCTGTTCTATCTCCGGCAGAGTATCTCTCCACTGAACAGAGCTATAGGCAGATCATGCATGCATCCGGCCTACCGACCGGATACTATGACACCAATGAAGACTTCACCAACTTCATCTCCAAGGATCTCAGCCCTACCGAGCTTCAGTCTCGCGTAGATCTGGCAACGCAGGCAACTGCGCTTGCCAGCACCAACTACAAGAAGGCCCTGAATCAGATGGGTATCGGAGACAGTGAGCTGACTGCTTACTTCCTTGATCCTGATAGGGCCCTGCCTTACGTACAGAAGGCTGCCGCTACGGCGGCCATTGGTGCAGAGGCTCTTCAGCGAGGACTGAACTTCGATCAGACCACCGCTGAGGAACTTGCCACTCGTGGCATCACTCGCGATACGGCAGCCACTGGCTATAGCCAGATCGGCGCAGAGTATGGTACGCTCGCGGGACTTGGCAACATCTATGGTGGCGGCTGGTCTCAGAAGCAGGCCGAGGAAGATGTCTTTACTGGTGGAACCGCCGCTACCGCGCAGAGGAAGAAGCTCATTGGTTCTGAACTTGCCGCCTTCAGCGGCAACTCTGGAGCTGCTAAGAGTGGACTCTCAAGTGCTGGTGGAGCACGCTGAACCATGGTATGATGGTAAGCAAGCTAAGTGTACCCTCTTGGGGGTACACTCTTCTAGTAGATGCCGAATGGTAAGGCACCTGTTTTGGGAACAGGACTACGGGAGTTCGATCCTCTCCTACTAGACGTAGTCGTTTGGGGCAACGCGACCTACAAATAAGGTTGTCCCACCTGTCTCATTGATGTAGCGGTAACATACTAGTCTTCCAAACTAGGCTCGTCGGTTCGATCCCGACATGAGACTCTGCCGGATGGTGTAATGGTAACACGAGGGCCTCATAAGCCTTAACTCTCGGTTCAACTCCGAGTCTGGCCACCACTTGCAACTTGACAACTTAATCCCACAGACGCATTCCCTTGGTGTAATGGAAGCACAAGAGATTCCAAACCTCTTAGCGTGAGTTCGATTCTTACAGGGTTTGCCAATGCTCTTTGGTGTAATCGGTAACACTGGTGGTTCTGGCCCACCCGTACGAGGTTCGAATCCTTGGAGAGCAGCTTTGGAAGGTACTGCCGGATGGTCGGCAAGCGGTCTAGAAAACCGTGGTATCCTCGGATAGGGGTTCGACTCCTCTACCTTCCTCTGGACAGTGTGGAGCTGGGCTCCTGGAGACCTGCTAAGTCTCTTTAGTTTAGGCTAGAGGTTCGACTCCTCCACTCTCCGCTTTGGATGTCGGCCACTGGTGTGGCAGGGAGGCTGTAACCCTCTCGTCTTCGGGCATGGTAGGTTCGACTCCTACGGCATCCACTTGATCTGCTGCGATGGTCAAGGCGTCGGTTGCAACCCGACGCATCTGAGTTCGATTCTCAGGCGGATCTCTTTGGGCGATTAGTGTTAACGGTAGCACGTCTGTTTTGCAAGCAGATAGCGAGAGTTCGAATCTCTCATTGTCCACTGGAATGTAGCACAACGGTTCAGTGCAGCCGCCTGATACGCGGCCGACCAGGGTTCAACTCCCTGCGTTCCTACCAACCTGCATATGTAGCTCAATGGTGGAGCAATCGCTTGTCACGCGATAGGACGAGGGTTCGATCCCCTTCATGTGCGCTTGGGTGTCTCGCAAGAGCCCCATCTTGGTCCTGTAGCCCAACGGTTAGAGGCACTGGTCTTAGGAACCAGACAGTGATGGGTTCGAATCCCTCCAGGACTACGCAGCAACATGCTCCACTCGTATAGTGGTCAGTATAGAAGGTTCTCAACCTTCTGGGCGGGGTTCAATTCCCCGGTGGAGTACGAGCCCCGGACATGGCAGATATAAACTGTCCAACCTGCCCTTCTAGCTCAGTGGTAGAGCACCGGCTTGAAAACCCGGAGGCTGTGGTTCGATTCCACGGATCGGCACTGTGACCATGTTGTAATGGTAGCCTGCTAGGTTGTGTCCCTAGCTGCGAGGGTTCGATTCCCTCTGGTCACCCCGTGAGTATCGTTCAAAGGATAGGACAGCGTCCTACGAAGTCGCTGATGGGGGTTCGAGTCCCTCTACTCACACGCTCCGGTCGCACAGTGGTAGTGCAACAGACTCTTAATCTGCGAGAACGTGGGTTCGAATCCCACCCGGAACACTGCAAGCGAGATGCGTAATTACCGGTTGATGGTGGCTATTGCTTGCTTTGCCTTTCTAGCTCAATGGTAGAGCACTTGTTTAGTAATCAAGTGACGTGGGTTCGATTCCTACGAGGGGCTCTGGGGTTCATGCGCAACTAGGTGCACCTAGATGACTTAAGGACACTTGCGCGAAGTGTCGCCCCTACATTCTCTGATAGCACAATGGTTAGTGCAGCGGACTGTTAATCCGTCGATCTAGGTTCGAATCCTGGTCGGAGAGCTGAGCTACTGAAGGACAGGCCTGAGCCTCCTAAGCCTAGGTCGAGGGTTCGAATCCCTCTAGCTCTACACCCGATTAGTTCAATGGGAGAACGGCTGTCTTACAAACAGCTCACGGCGGTTCGATTCCGTCATTGGGTACCATCGCAGTCAGGCTGGCAGACTGTGACTGTAACTGTAGTCCAGCGATCATACCGAACGAGCTTGAGCCCACATCCCCTAGGTGTGGGCTTCTTGGCGTTCACACCTAACTAGGAGTTCAAGTGAATCAGTGGGGATTTAACGACGACGGCAGTGTCAACGATGGAAGTCAGCCCAATCCAAGCGACAATTCGCAGGGCGGTGGACTACGACAGTTTGCAGAGAAGCAGGCAGCTGAGAACAAGGAACTGAAGGATGCCCTGGCCAGCATTCAGAAGGACCTTCGCGATCAGAAGCTCGCATCCGTCTTCAACTCACTAGGCGTCCCAGGGGCAGCAGCCCTTTACCAGGGCGATGCCGATCCTGTCAAGGCTACTGAGTGGGTAACTACCATGAAGGAAACCTTTGGCAGTGCTGGGGCTCCAGCCCCACAGACTAATAGTGCGCCACCTGTCGGGCTTACGCCCGAGCAGCAGCAGCAGCTTCAGACCATCAATGAAGCGGGAGCTCAAGGCTCCCCGCTTGGATCTATGGAGCTAGCTCAGGCTGGCGTCTATGACGCATCTGATCTTAATGGCCTTATCGCCAATTTCCAGCAGCACATTCGATAAGGTCTCCCACTTAGGGAGTTGAACGTCATGGCGAATGCCTTTACTGGCACCGCTGCAATGGCTAACCTCGTACAGACTACGTACGACCGCGCGCTTGAGTTCGCTCTTCGCGCACAGCCAATGTTCCGTACGATCGCGGACAAGCGTCCCGTACAGCAGGCAATGCCTGGTTCCAGCGTAGTCTTCTCGCTGTACCAGGATCTAGCGCAGGCAATCACCCCTCTTAACGAGCTGGTTGACCCTGACGCGGTATCGGCTGGTAACCCTACTACCGTCTCCGTTACTCTCAACGAGTACGGAAATTCTATCCTTGTCTCCAACAAGCTGGACCTGTTCAGCTTCACTGACGTGACCGCAGGTCTCGTCAACCAGGTGGCATGGAATCTCGTAGACTCTGTGGACCTTCTGGTCCAGAATGTTCTTGCGACTGGAACTCAGACCATTCGTACTGACGGTACTACCGTTGGATATGGATTCGGTTCGACTCCTACGAACCCTATCGCCCTGACTGCGATTGACTCCGACTCGTTCTTCACCAGCACGATCGCGCGTCTATCCACTACTCAGCTGCGTACCAACAAGGTTCACCCGAACAAGGGAAGCTACTACGTAGCTTACATTCACCCACAGGTGTCCTACGACCTGCGCCGCGAGACCGGCGCGGCAGCATGGCGCGATCCTCACAACTACTCTGCGGCTGGAAACATCTGGGCCGGAGAGATCGGTGAGTACGAGGGTGCTTGCTACATTGAGACTCCTCGCTGCCAGAACGTGCAGTCCGGTGCTGGCGCTGGCGCCACTCAGACTCGTGTGTTCAACACTTACTTCACCGGCCAGCAGGCACTAGCCGAGGCTGTTGCAGAAGAGTTCCACACGGTTCGTGGTCCGGTAGTTGACAAGCTGACTCGCTTCCAGCCTCTCGGTTGGTACGGCGTAGCTGGCTGGAGCCTCTACCGTCCAGAGTCGCTGATTGTTGCCCAGACCACTTCTAGCGCGCGTCTGACCGCGTAATCCTTAGGAGGATCAATGTCTGGATTTGACAACAGCAGCTACACTGTTCGCACTGTAGCTGCAACGACTGACACGCTGACTGCTAACGACTATGTCGTTATCTACACCAACAGCGCAACCAAGACGGTTACTCTTCCACCCGTTGCTACGACCCAGCCGGGTCGTGAGTACCAGATCATCTGCCAGAACACTGGTGTGCTGACCCTGGACGGCAACGCGTCTGAGACCATCAATGGCGCTACTACTTTCGCCATGGTTGCGGGTACTGTCGGTGGATCTACTGGCCGAGCGGGCATTGTGTCCGACGGTACCCAGTGGTTCACTATGTACTCTCAGTAAGATGTCTGGTGCTGACAACGCCAGCTACACCATACGTCACCTGACACAGGCGACGCAGCAGCAGACTGTTAGCCCCAATGACTCCGTCATCCTGTGGGAGAGTAATGGTTTCGCGATCTATACTCTCCCACTTGCTGCTCAGTTTCCCGGAAGGATGCTGAGTTTCATTCAGGTTAATGGAGCATCTGGGTCTATTCAGATCTTCGCTGCGGGGGCCAATACCGCTGATGGAACCACGCTATCGTGGAACGTTGGCGGTGCTCAGGCTGGCAGGATGACTATCGTGTCTGATGGTGTTAATGGCTGGTGGAGCACTAACTCTGTCAACGTGACTAGAGTCTAACAAACAGGAGCCTCAGTGACTACTTGGCTATTTACCACGCCTACGGTTGCTGAGGCTCCGTTTGCGTGGAACCCTCTCATGCAGAGGTTCAGGATGAACAGGGGCGTCTCTGTAAGGGAGATGTCCCCTTGCTCGTATGAGCTGGTCCGATACGATGCATACACTGAAGAGATCGGTGCACTCAACCTTCCACCGAATCCCAACGAGCAAGACCTTGTGTTCTGGCCAGCCCCAAGTACGGGGCTGCACTACTTTCGTGGTGGCTATGAACACCTCGTAGATGATGACGTCAAGGCATGTCTCATCGCATCGGACATCGGCATCACAGATGATAACTTCACCATTCCATCAGGCTTTGGTTCTGGTGGATTTGGCGAGGGTCCCTTTGGGGGACCCCCAGTATTCGGAGGATAAGTGACTTACACGCCCATCGTGATTGGCGCCCCAAACTGGGGACCACCGGTCAATGCGGCATTTGCCAGTCAGGACGCAAGGATCACTGCGAACCTCGATGACCTGGTCTTCAACGTCAAGAACCATGGTGCCGTCGGAGATGGAATCACTGACGATGCTGGCGCTATCAACACACTGATTAACACGGTCACCAACGCTGGTGCCCGAGGAACCATCTACTTCCCTCGTGGAACCTATGCCATCGGCAGCCCACTGCTGCCGACTGTGGCAATGCGCTTCACTGGTGATGAAGGTGCTGTCATCAAGAGCAGCGCCTCTGATGTCATTAACTTCAACAACAACTACATGCACCCTGGACAGGGTGGCCAGGTTGGTGTGATCGAGTTCGATCACCTGATCCTAGACGCGACTGGTGGTCACGTCTTCAACAACGCGAACATCAATCAGGGCAGCTTCCATGATCTGATCCTGCACGCCAGATCTAGCGACAAGGGTGTCTGGAATCACGCTGGCAACCTTCAGGTGGTGGAGTTCAGTAACATCATCTCCACTGTCTATGGCGCTACTCGCACGTTCCCTGGCTGGAACATCGTTGGCATTTCAACCTCCGATGTAGCCAACGTAACCTTCCGACACTGCCTGTTCCAGAACCACGATCTCGACGCTACGCAGTATCAGGTGCTCATCACCGCGACTGATGGCACTGCCGCTCGTCGCTATCACCAGCAGAACGCTTTCCGGGATTGCTTCTTTGAGGCGCCGTATGGCGGCGCCATCAAGTGCATGTCTGGGCAGGGAACTGTGCTGGACAACTGCCGTACGTATGACACGTTTGTCAACACTGTTGGCAACAGCCTGTTCTACTTCGGTCAGGCAAGTCCTGGCACGTGGCCTTCAACCAACAACATCATCACTAATTGCGGTCGAGACCTTCAGGGCCCGAACGGATCCACTACGTGGGATGTCCAGCTTGAGTCCACCAGTATCCAGACCACGATCAGCAACTATGATGTGCGTGATATCCCAGGCACGTTCGATGGTCACCCACTGCTGAACCTCGGTAACAGCACTAGCGTCAGCCTGACCAACAACGCTGAGCAGACTCTCACCAATAGCAATGTTGTTGGGCTGTGGAACTTCTCTCCGGATGGTATCCCAGCAGCCAATAGCGCAAGCTCTCCAATGACTTCTGGCCCGCTTGAGATGGGTTGGAAGGCTTGGACTTTCGATCCCGTCATCGTAAGTGGTGGATCCACCGTCGTAACCGGTGGAACCGTCTACCTGTGCAAGGTGCTGGTTCGTCAGCCAATCTCGATTTCGAACATTCATCTCTACGTCAAGACTGCGGGAGCGACGCTCACCGCAGGCCAGAACTTCGCCGGTATCTACAACTCTGCTGGAACCCTGGTTGCACAGACCGCCGACCAGGCGGCCAACTGGACCACTTCCAATATCTTCAGGACTATCGCCCTGACTGGAGCACCATTCACCCTGAATCCAGGATTTTACTGGGTGTCCGTGGTCGCCAACGGAACTACCCCGCCCGCCTTTGGGCGAGGCGTTAGCACCGAGGGTACTGCTCTGTATGCAGGAAGTGTTACCAACGCAAACTACAGGTTCGCGACCAATGGAACTGGCCAGACTACTCTTCCAGGATCCATCACCCCAAGTGCCAACGTTGTTGGTACTAACCCGATCTGGTTCGCACTCTCTTAAGGAGGCTTGATGAGCATTTCATCTGATCGCATCGTCAAGAAGTTCATCCCTGTCTTTAGTAGTGAAGCTCAGTGGTCTTCGGAGCAGGACACATTTGACGCTGCTGCAATCCTGGCCGACACTAACCGAGGAGAGTTCTCTGAGGCGTACGTCATTGAAGCCTTCAAGATCGAGGAGGCGCCCTGATGGCTGCAAAGCCTAACAAGAAGGCACCGCTCGGTCAGGGTGGACGCTTCGCAGCGGTTGCTAAGGCTGCTGGTGGAGGTAAGAAGGGTGCCGCTATTGCGGCAGCCGCAGGCCGCAAGAAGTATGGAGCTGCCAAGATGGCCAAGATGGCGGCAGCCGGAAAGAAGAAGGCGAAGTAATATGCCTGGACTGAACTACGATCCCGCAAAGACTGCGGGCAGTGAGAACTATGAGCCTTACGCTGCTGGACTTGAAGACGTTCCTCCCGCACCCATTGGCCCCGGTGGGGCAACTGTCAATGTAGAGAACAACGAGAAGGGCATCCTCGAAGAGGGGATGGCTAGTATCATCTCTCGTCACCAGCAGGCAGCTCTAGGCTCCAGTCACGACGCCGAGCGTCGTGGTATCTACATGACTAATTCCGTTGGAGACAACGACTGATGTGTAATCTGTGCGGCCGTCCTTGGCCGCAATGCATCTGCATCAAGCCAACTCCGCCCTATCCCCCAGCACCGAGGTAAGCATGCCACCCGCAAAGAGGACGACCGACACGGCTACTACAGCCAACACCAAGCCAGATCCATACGAGCTTAGCGTAGGGAAGGTGGTCAACATCTCGATCTCCGGCAAGACGGTACACAGGAGCGCAGAGATCCTGACCGTTAGCGGGAGTGGTCTCACCGTTAGGACGAACTCAGCGGTTCCTCCGGGAGCTGAGATCACCTTTGTTCCGTGGAGCGCGATTGAAGGGGTTGGAATCTGTGGCGCGAGGTAAGTCCCGCAAGAACTGCACTTCCGGTTGCTCAACTGGCGGTCACGCCAGTTGGGGTGAGTGTGTTCGCTCCAAGGGAATCCAGATCAATCCCAGCCTGATGGATACTGGTCGGCAGAAGGCTTGGGATTCCGAGCTAGATGCATACAAGTCCGCTACCGACCAGGGAATCCAGCCCGATACCACCAAGATGCGTGATATCCAGGCAGCTCTAGATAAGAGCGACGCCTCGGGCGTCGCGTACGTCGGAGAGTAATATGCCAGAAGCAAACATCAGCGTGACGAAGAACAGGACCACTCCTGGCAACATCCTAGAGAACTGTGCAACCGCTACGGCTACCGTTACTCCAGCTCCGATCATCACCATTCCAGCCAACGGAACCTGGAAGGGCTCCGTCTCTGTGTGTGCGGCTAACAACGTAACCACTGGGGCAAGGCAAGATGCTCGCATTGTCACCTCGGGAGCCGGTGGAGCACCGGCCGATGGAACTGTGCTGGTTGTGGCAATCTCCTATCGCGACACCTCTCCTGGTGTTATGTACCTCTCTGGCGTGACCATTGCCGCTGGAGCCAATCCAATCACTCTCAACCTGGTGAACTCCACGGCGACTACGTTCTCTAGCTCTGGTGCGGCAGCAGGCGAGCTTCTCTAAGGAGGACGTATGGCAGAAAACAAGGTTGGCGTAGAGACCACTAGCGCCTCACCGATCTTCATCTCTACGGCACCGAATCCAGCAATCAAGGGCGGATACGTCTACTCGGTTGGTGGCGTTCCTGGGGTCGTCGCAGCGAACAACTTCCTGAGCCTCTTCAATCCTGTTGGGTCTGGCAGGACTGTCGCACTTGGCGCTGCGTACATCAGTAGCTTTGCTCTGGGAGCGGCGCTTACGCCCGCTCCCATGAATGGGTTCAGGATTACCACCGCCACGGGCGGTACTCTCCAGAGTAATACCACTGCTGTTACTGAGTTCCAGACCGCTATGCCAACATCTGTGTGTGAGGTTAGGACGGGTAACCCAACGGTTACCCTTGGTCCACAGATCTTCAACGCCTCTCCCGTGGTTTCACCCGCCGCTGGAGGATCTACACTACAGACCATTGCGGCAGCACCTGCCGTCTTTCCTCCGTTCACGCTGGTTCCTGGTGAGGGAGTCGTCCTTAGGACGACCAGTGGTCTTGTGGCCACCCTATGGAACATCAGTCTTGTCTGGGCCGAGCTCTAAGGAATTGCAATGCCTGTCACGTACGCACAGCTAGTAGACCGAGTGAAGCAGCAGCTACTTGGTTACACTCGGGATCAGGCTTCTATCTCGTACCTGACCGCCGACATTACGGATCCCGCAGCACTCACCTTCGTCGTTGACCCCGACACCGCTAACAACCTATCTCGCGGTCTGATTGAGGTCAACGATGAGCTAATGCTTGCCAAGAAGATTGACCGCACTTCTGCGACTGTCACCGTCATGGGTACCGCCACCGCCGTAGGGCGTGGCGTTGAAGGAACTGTTGCAACCACTCATGCTGAAGGATCCCTCGTTACGAATGATCCCCGATTCCCGAGAGCTCGGATCAAGGAAGCTATCAACGACTCTATCAATGGAGTCTATCCAGACCTGTGGGTATTCGACCAGTTCGAGTTCCCATACCTCGCAGCACGCTATGAGTACCCAGTGCCAGCAGCGGTAGAAGATGTGTATAAGGTCGTGTCCAACACGATCGGCCCATCTGGTGTCTGGTTCCCCGTCCAGAAGTGGCGTCTCAACGTCATGGCAAGCACCACCAGCGGCCAGGTAAAGCCCTCTCCGACTCCCACTGGCAAGACTATCCAGGTGTACGATTTCATCGTCCCTGGACGCAACGTGAGGGTCTCCTACACTAAGAAGCCAACCACGCTCACACTGGAGAATCAGGACTTCGAGCTGACTACTGGACTACCAGAGCGCGTAGTTGACCTGATTACCTTCGGCGCCTGCTGGCGCCTGATTCCAGCATACGAGGCAGCGCGACTACAGCAGTCCAGCATTGAGACCACCGAGCGAGCGCCACTTGTCAACTCTGGTGCAGCAAGTGCGGCATCTCAGTACTTCATGGCGCTATACAGCAAGCGACTGGCTGAAGAGCGCACTCGTATGCAGCGTCTCTTTGAGACCTACACCAACTTCAACGGATAAGGAGGAGCGATGACCGTACGTTTCTACTCCAGCGTAGCCCAGCAGACTACTCTGACTGGCACTATCAACGCATCCGTAACCAGCATTACTGTCGCCTCTGTTACTGGCTTTCCAGTCAGCTTCCCGTACACGCTAGCGATCGACTATGGTTCCAGCTCCAACGAGCTAGTCGATGTGAGTAATGCGGCAGGTACGACGCTCACTGTAACGCGTGCCGTTGACGGCACGTCTGGACAGAGTCACAGCAGTGGGGCAAACGTTCGTCACGTCTCTTCTGGTCGCGACTTCGCAGACTCTCGCAGTCACGAGAATGCGAGTACTAGCGTTCATGGCGTCAGTGGCTCCGTGGTCGGAACCACTGGAGTGCAGAGTCTGAGCAACAAGACCCTTACCTCTCCGACGATCAATTCCGGTGCGCTGAATGGAACCTTCACCGGCAATCCAACCTTCTCCGGAACTCCAGTATTCGGTGGTGGCACGCTTAACGGCACCTACTCTGGAAACCCTACGTTCTCTGGTACTCCGACATTCGCCGGAGCTACAATGAATGGAACGTACACCGGAACTCCAGTCTTTACTGGAGCACCTATCTTCCGTGGTGCTGGCGCCACCTCTGATGCGTTCGCCGCGACCGTGTCGGGCGACACCTTCAACCGTCTCCTGGCGCAGGCTGACGGCAAGCTTCTGTGGGGCTCTGGTGCAGCCACTCGTGATACCAACCTGTATCGCAATGGCGTAGGTATCCTCAAGACCGACGGAGACTTCTCCGTCGCTGGTAATATCACCAGCTCCACGAACTTCAACACCGCTGCATGGACTCCATATGTCGTCATCTGGGATCAGTCGTCTGGCACTAACCCAAACCTCGGTAATGGAACCCTGATTGGCAAGTATCAGCGCGTTGGTAGGACTATCAATGTCAATATCAACATGACCGCTGGAACGACTACCACGTTCGGTAATGGTGGATGGCGATTCTCTCTACCGTTCGCAGCAGCGAACGATACTCACTTCATGGTTGGAGTAGCGCACGCACTCTGTGCTGGCGCTCGTTACATGGGTAGCAACGTGGTTTCTGCTGGCGCTACCAACACCAGTCCATTCATGAGCAGTGTGTCCATCGTGAGTCAGCTCTTCCAGGCCAACTCAACCACTCCAGATAGCTGGGTAGCAAACAGTAGCAACACCCTTCGTCTGACTTTCCAGTACGAGGCTGCTAGCTAAGGAGAGTCATGACTGACATCATTGCTGCGATCCCGAATGAGATCAACAGCTTTGGAGCTGGTGGCGGAGGTCTCTATGCTCTTAGTGACAACGCCTACGACTATGCACTGGATGGCATTCCGTTCCTCAGTGCGACCAACAGGAAGCCGTCCCTTCGTGAGGCCTGGCCTTACACCGAAGAGATGGTGGAGATCCGGAAGCAGCAGTTCGACAACTTTGCCGAGCCGGGAGAGCAGTCACTTACCAACTGGTGGCTGCGCTCTCAGTCCGACTTTGGTGGTGGAGCTGGAGTTCTGTACCAGGATCCCGACACTGACAACCAGTTCAACATCCGATTCTCCGACTCCCTAGGGGTCGACTCCTGGACTCCTGGTGCACTCAGCCTGCTACGCAGGTCTGTGCTTGTGGGTACTGGAGACACTGATGCCACACTGATGGCTCGTGGATTCGTTGGAGCAACAAACGGTGATGACTACTGGCTGATGGATTCTCTCGGCCTGACCAACAGTGTTGGAACTGTCATCACCGATGGCGCTGGTACTAACAAGTGGATCACCTCATCTGGCAGCACTTACTACCTGATGAAGGACAATGGTGCATGGACTGGCGTTGATGCTGGTGCGGCCACTCAGTTCTACACGTGGACTGCGACCAACACTATTGCAGAGTTTGTCAAGGGTCGAGTAATTGCAGCAGTTGACAGGAGTCTGTACACGCTGCCGTTTACTGGCGCTCCGCCTATTGCCATCGGAACACTCACTTCGTTCTATACACACCCAAGCGCAAGCTGGGTGTGGACCTCAATCACCGAGGGACCAGCGGCTATCTACGCTTCTGGCAATGATGGCACTAGTGGTGCCATCTTCAAGTTCACCCTCGATACGAGTGGTTCCGTGCCTACTCTGACTGGCGGTATCACTACCGCCATCATGCCTACCGGTGAGATGATCAATACGATCTATGGGTACATCGGATCGTTTGTTGGTATCGCCACGAACAAGGGCTTTAGGGTTGGTGAGATCGACAGCAATGGCGACATCAACTATGGGCCACTGCTCTTCACTCCAACCGGTGGTTGCACTGGTATCAGTGGCTTCGATCGCTTCATGTGGACTGGAAGTACTGCTGCCCATGATGGCAGCAGTGGACTGTACCGCGTCGATCTCGGTACTCAGATCACTGAGAACAGCACGAAGGCCACTCGGTACGCGTATGCACGAGACATCTATGCGGATGGAACCAATGGCAAGGTCTCATCGATCAGCCATCTAGGAGCCACTGACCGCAAGGTCTATACCGTTATCGGATTTGGTGGATACCTAGAGTCTTCTTCCTCCACCGCAAGGCTAGCCACTGGATATCTCAAGACTGGTCGTATTCGCTTCAACACTGAAGAGCCTAAGCTCTTCAAGTTCCTATCTCTTCGCACCGCCAATCCCCTACTAGGCGATGTATCCGTTTCGGTTCTCACCGAGAGCGGCGGAGAGATTCCCTATACCACTTACACCGCTGGTGGTGGAGCGGCTACCGGAGATATTGCAACGCCGATCCCCTCCGGTCCGCAGAACTGGATTGCCCTGAAGTTCACACTAGATGCGGCCCCATCAGGGCCGGACACTGGAGTACTGAATGCATGGCAAGTCAAGGCTCTTCCAGGATCTATTAGGCAGCGCCTAATCTCCATGACCTTCCTGCTGTTTGACCACGAGCAGGATAAGACTGGGCAGAACATTGGTTACGATGGCTGTGCGCGAGACAGGTTCGAGCAGTTCAAGGCCCTTGCGCGAGGTGGAGATTCCTTCACCTTCCAGGAGCTTGCTGAAGGACTGTCTACGCAGGTCATCATTGACACGTGGAAGTTTACCCAGCTTGCGCCACCGGGCGTGAACAACGAAGTGATCGGGGGATATCTTTCCGTTGCGATGAAGACCGTAGCGGAGAGCATCTAAGACGCTCAGCATAGCTGAGCGAGGGGAGAGGGATGGACTCCAACACCATCATTCAAGTTCTCATTGGAGTCGCCGGTATCACTGGCGGATTCTTTGGGGGGAAGCGCCTCGCTTCTGGCGAGGCCGTTAGTACCGCAGTAGAAGTTGTTGAACTACTTCGTGTTCAGGTTGAGTTCCTGACCACCAAGGGAGCAACCGATACTTCGAAGATCGCAGATCTTCGAGCTAGAGTTGACATCCTTGAAGGGCTGGTAACTCAGCGAGCGGAGGTAGAAGCCGTGCACGTTGAAGTGCAGGGCGTTAGAAGTGTCGTTGACAAGATCGCACACAAGCTGGAAGCATCATGATCCGGGATTGGTATAAGAGGCGCATCTTCGTAGCAACTACCCCAGAGGAGCACGATGCAGTTATTCATGTCCAGAGAGTGTTCAGCATCGAGCCAACTGGTAACCTTGACTATGAGACGAAGTCCCGCATTCGCGGGCTTCAGAGGCTCTTCAACCTCCCCGTCACAGGCATCCTAGACGACGCGACAGCCGAACAAATCGAGCGCATCTTTCCATTTGGTGCCTGAGTCATCGACTCAGTGCCTAGTGAGCTCACTAACGTAGGAGCATAAGTGAAGTTCTCTGTAGATCTAGCAGAGCGAGTGGCCGCTACGGCGGCCTTCGCATTCCTGTCCGCATTCACTGTCACCGACCTGAGCACCGCTCACGATGCAGCAATTGCGGGAGCAGCAGCAGCACTCAGCGTCATCAAGGGACTCATCGCAGCTTTCCTTGGAGACTCCGAGAGCGCATCGCTAGCCAAGTAAGCACAAACAAAGAAGGGCCCCCTTGCGGGGGCCCTTTTCTGCGTTTCGGATTAACCCTGAGGGTCTTCCAGAACCTGCTTCCAGGTATCATCCTCATTGATCTGAGCCTGGATTGCGTTGGTCTGAGACTCTTGAAGATGAGCGGCAGTGCTGCCGCCCTGCGCCGCAGCGAGAGTGTTCTTGGTCTCGTTGTTGGCCTTCACGGCCTTCTCGTACGCTTCGTACTTCTTACCCATGATTCTCCTTACGGGTGAGGCGTGTTGGGAACGGCGATCGACTCGTCCAACCCGTGGTCGAGTACAGGCATGTCGCCGTAGTCGCTGAAGTAGACTTCCATATTCATCTTGAGCTTGTTCTGAACTACAAGCTCAATCTGTGAAGCCTGCTCGAACTCAAGGCCAGGCAGTTCGTCTGACACTGCGGCGATAATCTCGCCGCCAGTAACGTTCTTAGCCCGACTCCTGACGATCTGCTGAGCGATGACGATGGAGAGAGTGTCTATCGTGCGCTTGTCCATTACGCTACCTTGCCTCCGGCGCCAGACTTCTCGATGAGAAACACTGGCGGAGTTTCCGCTAGCCACTCAACCTCTGACGGATCCTTGTACGTCCTGACCTTACTCATGCCACCCAGATTGATTTCCATGAACAGGAAACCATCACTCTTCCTGGTTGCCATGTACTTCCCACGGCGCGGGAAGCCCTTGTGGTTGACTGTTGCATTGCCCCATGCCATGGGATGCAATGGCTTCCTCCAGTTTGGTGACGCGGACAAGGAGATCATCCCTGTCCCGCATCACGTTCAACAGTTCGGAGACGATCAGATCAAGACTCAGCACCGTCAGTCCAGTTGAAGTACTTGTTGAATCGCTCGGGAACCGAGCCGTCCGCCTTGCGGATGACGATGATGTTTCGCTCGGCAGCCTGCTCCCTCTGGCGATAGAGCTTCTTTCCGACTACAGTGTAATCCTTCGCCATATATGTGTACTTCTCGTACACGTAAGGCGCCCAGTACTGGCCGTGGAGGTTGTATTCTCGAACAGCGTTACCAAACTCATCCCGCTTGGCGCGCTCACCTTCGGTCGGGATGTCGGGAGCGCCTTCCTGGTAGGCATAGACGTTCGCCTCATACTCATACTCCATGGTCACTCGACCAGAGGGGAAGAGCTTGCGAACGGGACCAACCTTCATCTTGCCGTACTGGGAGGATCCGGAGGAGACGACGATGTCGCCCACCTCAACCTCTACTCCGTACTTGTCCTTCACTTCAACTCCAGTAGACGTTGGCGATACCAGCGGCGATGATCAGGTTCCAGCACTGCTGACATGGTTCACATGTCACGTACAGGTCAGCGCCCTCGGTGAGGGCGTATCCACCTCTGATGATGGCGTTCGCTTCCGCATGAACGGCTACGCAGACGACTGCATTGTAGTCGGTGTTTGGCGGAACTTCGTCGTACGTGAACTTACCGCGAGGGCAACCACCATCGATACAGTGAGGCGCCCCCGACGGGGCGCCATTGTAACCAGTTGCTACTATGCGCTTGTCCTTGACAAGAACAGCGCCCACCTGCCGACGTGAACAGGTGGAGCGCTTGCTCATGACGTTCGCTACCGCGCTGAAGGTAGCTTCCCAGGTGGGACGATCAGCCACCGCTGCCCTCGCCGGGCTTCTTCGGGAGGAAGATGGGAGGACGGGGAGGCTGAGTACGCTCAGGAAGATCGTTCGGGTGCTCACTCATGCGATTCCCTTCGCCTTTGCGTACCAGAGAGCCGCGAATCCAGCTCCGCCAAGGAGGCTGCCAATGAGAGCGCAGCCACCGCCCCCGCCGCTTCCACTGCCGCCACCCGACTGATTGCCCGAGTCGCCTCCACCGCGATTGAAATGCTCGTACTGGCGATCGAACTCGTTGGCCTTACCCTGCGGGGTAATGTCACTCCATCCCCCATCGGCACTCCAGTGGGAAGGGTCGGACCCTTCCCTTCCACCGCGATGCTTACCCGCCATTGCGAACCCCAAACTCTATTTCGATGATGTTGTACTCGTCGTACTCAAGGTGGTCCTTCGGCTCTACGGAGAAGTCAAAGTCATCCGGACCGATGTAGGCGTCCAGTTCGGACGCCATAGTGGACAGCTCTTCCCACGCCTCGTTCTCTGTCTTCCAGGCGGAGACGATTTCCATGCTGGCGTTGTCCGAGCCGATAGGCTGGAACTCGTTGACGATAAGGAAGACCGTGTTGCTCATACCCTGATCCTATCACGAAGTGCCGACGGACCGTCAGACACGTACACCGAGTTTACGTCTTCTCCATCCGGAAGCGGGAGCCTTAGGGCTCCCACCTCATGAACCAGCCTATCGGCGAACTTCACTCCCGCTTCATCGCCTTCTTGCCAGACGTAGATGCGGGTGAAATCCTCGAAGATCAGGTTCCAGTGGTCCATCCACTTGGTTGCACCACCGATTCCAACGCATGGAATCCCAGCAAGCTTTGCAGTGAGAGCGTCAAGCTCTCCTTCCGCTACCGTTATCCATTCGCCTGCCTGCTGTAGAGACTGGACCTGATACAGGTTCGTCTCCAGTCCAGCCCACATCATATACTTCTGGTGACCGAAGTCCTTGCACCTGTGGTTCTGAATGCACCGGAAGTTCATGTTGACTGGACCGTTATCCGTGAGATAAGGGATGGCAAGCCTGCCGCGAAGGTTCTCATGTCCCGGGATCGGCTTGACGACTACGCCCAGCGCGGCGGAACTTGCGGCTTCCTTGTCTATTCCCCTCTCGCCTAGATAGGGAAGAGCCAGATCGATGTGATCCATGTACTGAAGGGTTGCCCTCTCCAGCAATTTCTTTTGCACGACCGAGAGCATCGGCATACGTCTTGCCCTCCTGCTTCATGATGATGTGTACACCGGCGCCCTTGACATCGCATGTATGGCATACGAAGATGTTCAGGATGGAGTTGACGGAGGCTGAAGCGCTACGGTCGCCATGGAATGGGCACTTGTAGGCACGCCAACCTCTGTCCTCCTCCACTGGCTCACCGCCGAAGGTTTCCAGAATGGGGCCGATCGGAAAGATCGGCCATTCCTTATCCTCCTGAGTCCTGCGGACCATATCCAGCCTCTTTCAGAAGCTGCATCAGAGTGTCAACCCGCATGCAGGTTACCCATTCACCGATACTCGCAGGACCCTGACCGTTCATTCTAAGAACGGCAATCCCCAGATCATCTTCCGACTCCACCTCGATCTGCTTAAGGGCAGTGAGGGGATCGAATCCCTTACGCGCCTTGAGTTCGAACCAGACGCCAGGAGTACTGAGTATGTCACGACCCTGACGGCCCGCCCCTGTAGGCTCGGCATAAGGGAATAGCGGCCGAACGTGATGAGCGAAGAGCTTTTGGGTGTCGTATCCACGATACTTCCTGCTCTGACTGATGGTCATTGCGACATCGCTCCGCAACGTGCACAGATCTTGATGCCGCTCGGATGCTGCGTCCAGAGATGCTCTTCGCATGCCATCAGCCCACAACCTTCTTGCAGTTAATGCACTTGTAAACGTACTTGCCGTTCTCCCACGTGCTCACGATGCAAGGCTTGTCACAACACATCCGAACCTCCGAGAAGCAGTCGCAGTTCTTCGAAGTCAAGAAGCAGCTTAGTTCTGTGGGATCCTTCGGGGATCCCAAGCTTCAACCCGAAGATGATTGTCTCAACGTCCTCAAGACTAACCTGAATGTTGCCGACCTTGAGGGGGATATTCATGTAGCTAGTCCACATCCACCTTATCCTCTCCGTCGGTCCACGGACCATCCCTGAAGAGAAGAGCCGTGTCTATGGGCTGCTCTTCCGCCTCGTCAATCTTGGCGATGCCAGGCATCGCACTCATGCGGAAGAACTTCTTCGCCATTGCATCACCAGGACCAAACCGGTTCTTGACGACGGCCACATCCAAGGTACCAGCGTAACCGTCACCCCACAACGTGAGGATGAGAGTCGGAAGCTGATTGGCCTTACCCATGATTGCAGACCGAGGAGGCGGAGCACCTGCTTTGGCACTCTCACTTGTGTGATGTACGATTGTGAGCGCAGTTTGCTGATCACGTGCCATCACCTTCAGCTCGGTCATCAGGCCCCAGTAGTTCTGCTCGGAAGCGCCCTCATAGTCCACATCCATGAGGATATCCACCACCGTGTGGTGGGGATAGGTGCCATGAACTTCCCTGAACGCCTCTGCTGTGCGATCCATGTGGTCAAGGCTTGGGGCTGCATGGAACGACCACTTAACGTGTGACATCTCCCGGAGCGCCGCTACTGCGGCATCCGGATTGGTAAGGATGATCTCCTCGGACTCTTCTCCTGGCGTTCCAGTTCGCATAGAGAATGCGCGAGACGCCATAGTGAAGTCATCGGAGTCAGAAGAATGGTAGAGGGTGGGAACCTTTGGCCCCATCGCATCCACCATGTTGAGTGTGAACAGAGTCTTCATGCTGCCAGGCGGACCGGCAATCATGTGTACACCAGATCGCCTGATGGCGATCTTCTTGCTATCGAAGATGGGCCACGGAGTAGGCAGTGGTTCACCCGCACTGAGGCCCTTCTTCACTGCACGAGCGAGCGTCTTAATGATTCACTCCCCGATCATCCTCTGATGGACAGGGCGGGCCCGAAGGCCCGCCCATCAACCTCTTACTCAGCGAGCTTGACCTTCACGGTGTACTGCTTGGCAGCACCGTTCGCAGTCTCGAAGTCGCTGGTCCATGCTGCACCGACAACCGTACCATGCGGCAGCGCGCTAGCGCCAACCTCGGTCATGGCCTGGCGGAGAGCGAAGAGCAGAGCACCCTTGAAGGCGATCTTAAACTTCCCCTCCTTGCCGTTGAAGGTGTAGATGATCTCCGGCTTGAGGTTACCGCTCTTGTCCGTCGGCACCGGGTTGTTCTTGTACGCACGCTCAGTGGTGATGAAGGGCACGCCATCGACAGTACCGGTGACGCCCACACCCTTCTCCTTGAAACCGGCGTACGGAATCTTGGGGGCATCGGGATCGGCAGGCGCACTGGCCTGACCGAGGGATGCAAAGAACTCTTCCTGCGTCTGTGCCATTTTGGTCCCTTGTTCTTTTGGGTAGGTTTGGCTTAGGAGAAGTCAAAATCCTCGAAGACGGCGGGCGTCTCCTCAGTCTTCGCTTCCCACGGCTTGGGAGGAACGTCCTCCCCAGACTTCACAGTCCAGGGCTTAGCGTTCTCCTCCGTACCAACTTCGGTTGCTCCCAGCTCCGACTTGAGAAGCTCGGCCGCATCAACGGCCGAAGCCTCTTCCGGGATGTCAGGCATGGGAGCGGCTGCTGCGGCAGACTCGGCAGTCCAGAACTCAGTGACCGCCTGCCAGTACATCGCACCGATGCCGTAATACGTGGTGCCATCAGGCACCTCGGTTTCCAGCTCGGCGTAGCCGTACTGAACCTTCTTTGAGGGAAGGCGGAACGTGAGCTTAGCCATCAGATGAAGTCCTCATCGCTATCGTCGTCCCAGCTGAAGTCGTCGTCGGCGGGGTCATCTTCTTCACAGTAGAAGCAAACGTCACCCTCCTCTTCAACCTCCTCGGAACCGCACCAGTCGCAGAGGGTGATGTCAGAAGGGGAATCCGACAGAGGCTGCGTCATCGTAGTACCTGGTCCTTTCATTGTCGCCAGACTTGACAGCACAGTTGTCTTGCATGATACAGAAAGTGCAGCGGAATGCATCATGAGCCGCATACACCTTCTTCCTCATGCCTTCGTACGCCTTTTGATAGCGCGCACCAAGCTCTTCTCTACTCACCTGAGAGAGATCAATCGGACGCGCCTTAGCGGCGTCCGGATGCACCATTGCCCAGAGACCCTTGACGTACTGAGAGTCGTGGGGCTGAAGCAGGGCGGCGTATGTCTCAAGCTGAAAGTTGTTCTTCGGCTTGGACTTGCCACTCTTCCAGTCAACAATCACTGGACCATGCTTCTTGTGCTCACCGAGAACGTCTACATATCCCCTGATGGGAACCTCGCAACCGGGCAGCATGCCCGATGCGTCCCACTCGACTTCGTGTACGTCGATGTCATCAAGGAACTTGATAGCATTCTCGACACACTTCTTACCCAACTCCACGCACTTGTCACCTTGCACTGGATCCCCGAAGGGACCGGCGCTCAGCCAGTCAGCGTGATTGGGATCAATGAGCATCTGCTTCTCTATGAGCGGGTAGAAGAGATCCTCGAACTTCGGAACCTCAAGCCCGCCCAGATGAGCTTCAACACTTTCGTGCACAACCGTACCCATCGGGAAGAACCACGTCTGTCGCGGCTCTGCCTTCCTGGCATACTTCAGGTACCACGCACGGGGACAGTCTTCATACTGATTGACCGCGCTGTAACTAAGGTGCTTTGGTAGATACATCATTCTCCAACGGAGATGAAAGGGCGGCCTATAGCCTCAAGCGACCGCGAAGGCCTTAGCCAAGAGGGACATAGAGCAGCAGCCAACCTGCTTCACTTCAAGGTAATCAGTCCTGGTGGAGACAGACCGGGGTGACCGGCGTTTCACTTGGGGTGACCGAGTGATCCTTCACTTGAAGCCTACGTTAGTGGGGCTGGAATCGAACCAGCGTAGCATTTCGCTAGAGTGTGCACAGACCCCGCGCATCCATTGCGCATCCCACTATTGTACCGCCCTTGCGGGGCGGTAGTTCCAACTATACAGCAGGCGCGGGCCGGTTGGCACGCTCTTGAACCTTCGTCAGCAGCATCTCTCTGAGACCTGCCTCACACTTCTTGTGCGACTGATAGTTGAAAGTTGTACTGATCGATTCACCCTTGTGGATCGGTTCTTTGCACATGCTGCATGGCGTCTCATGCCTGCAAACGTAGCGGGTGATGCCTCTGGCATGACCCTCATGAATTGGCATCTGATCTCCGATCGGATGTTGCCGTACCGGAGGCACGGAAAGCATGGTTAGCTTCCACCTTCTTGCGTCCAGTCACAGCGCACGCATCGCAGTAAGTGCCAGACTTCACATGCCCGTTGAGGCACTTGTTCTTCATGTTCTTGCGGTTGATTTTGTTGCGGGGACGTAGGCCCCCGCGAATTGTGTAGTAAAGATCAACATCTCTAGCGTCGTCCAGGCATTCTTGACGCACTGGGCAGGCGTTGCAGACGGCTTGAGCCTTCTCGATGTGCAGTTCATTGGCTCCGAAGCGCTCTTCAAGGTCGAGACCCGCAGCGAGCGGGTCATCTTCCATCAGAGTTTCGAACCAGTAGGTAGGCTTACCCGCACATCTTGCACGGTATCGCCACATGTTGGTAGTCACGTGTCCCTTTGCTGTAGAATGGACGTATGGTAAAGACCACTGTAGTACTGCCCGATATTCAGTACCCCTTCCATGATGAGCTAATGCTTAGCAAGATCATTAAGGTCATCAAGGAGGTACAGCCTGACGCCATCTTTCAGATTGGTGATGGCATCGACTTCCCGACGGTCAGTCGCTGGTCAAAGGGTACGGCATCAGAGTATGCGCCTGTCCTCCAAGAGCACATCGACGGCTTTGTCAACGAAGTGCTTAAGCCTCTGAGAGAGGTTGCGCCGGACAGTGAAATCACGTGGCTTGAGGGTAACCACGATCTCAGGCTTCGCGAGTTTGTAAACCAGTACGCTGCACCACTTTCCACACTCCGCGCACTGACCACGCAAAACCTCTTCGGGCTTGATGCCATGGACATCACGTACGTCAGAGGACCAGTGCGGGTTGCAACCAACACTTACGCAGTACATGGTCACGAATCCGCTGGATATAGTGGGACTCCGCAGGCTTGGGATAACAAGTTCATCAAGCGTTATGGGTCCGACAAGAACATCATCTTCGGACACACCCATCAGCCCTACCTCCTCACTCGTGCTTACGGTTTCGACGGGAAGGTAACTCCCCGCTTTAGCATGAACGTTGGGTCCATCATGGATCCGACTCACGCTAAGTATGTGAAGGATGGCGCAGTGTCTTGGACCATGTCTTTCGCGCTACTGCACGATGATGGCAAGCGCACCTATCCCGAGCTTGTCCTTGCGGACAACCGTCAGTTCATGTTCCAGGGAGTTAAGCACTGATGAGTCTAGATCCAAACAAGTTCAAGCCGATGATTCGGCAGATCGCCCGGAGCGTCAGCGCTCAGTTCCCTAACTCCGTAAGCGCTGACGACACCGAGCAAGCGCTGTACGTCTGGCTGCTTGAGAACAAGGCCAGTGTTTCAAATGCGGTAGCGGACGGGCCCGATTGGGAGCCCAAGATAGCATCTACCATGCGCAAGGTGGCCTTTAGCCACTGCGCCCAGGAAAAGGCCGCCATTGAAGGTTACTCCGTTGACGACATCTACAAGTATAGCGTTCCGAAGGTACGTAACCTTCTTGAGGATGTCTTCAGCTACGAGAGCTGGCAGACGTTTGGTCTGACCGGCGACGGTCAGCCCACAGCGAAGGGTCTAGCCAATCGAACTGGCGACCGCATTGCAGAGCTTGTGGACGTCAAGATCGCAGTAGAGTCCATGCCTGATGAGACATACAACCTGCTCGTCTGGCAGTACAAGTACCATTACAGCATGGAGCAGCTCGCTGAGGCGTTTGACCTCACCATGGAAGCGGCGAAGAAGCGCTCTCAGCGGGCCGTCAAGGCTCTACAGAAGCGCCTAGGACACAAGGCCCCAGCGGAGACGCCCAAGCCCGTAGGCAGGCGTACAGTACGCACCAATGCAGCGGCAAGGTATGCACTATCGACCCAGTACGAAGGATGATATGTTCAGGCACGAGGAGAGGAAGTTCATGACGTACGAGACCGCACTAGAGAAGGAGAAGCGCCTCTACGAGGAGGCTCGCTCTCTCAAGTTCAAGGCACGAGAGCTGCGCAAGGCGCGGATCTACAAGGAAGCTCAGCTTGACGGGCTGAAGAGGGCGAGTGAAACCGCCCAGGCGCGAGAGCTAAAGGCGAAGAACGATGCCGAGAAGCTCAAGCAGGCCAAGCTGCAGCTTGACTCACGCATCAAGAAGGTGCTGCTCAACTTCGCTCAGGATATGAAGGACAATGGCCTAGCCATCAAGGGTCCTGAGCTGTACGGAGACAAGATGGATGCGTTCACCATCCTAGATCAGTCCACCTGGCAGCCGGATAGCGACCGATGGACTCACGCTCTCAAGCACCCTGAGGTGGCTCTCCGCTTTGTTGGCGGGAAGGGCTTTGAGTGGGACTAAAGTTCGGTGAATGAGGGCAGATGACTGCCCTCAAACATCAAGCCTTAGGCTTGCGCTCATCTATGAGGTCTCGGATCTTGTGATCCGGGGCCTCTACCTCTAGCAGGAAGATGATCTCGTCAACCCACTTCTCAGCGAGGACGCGCCTGTAACGCTCATAGCCAAGACTGGCTATGAGTATAACTGTTGTCAAGATCCACATTAGCGCGTCTCTCTCCTGTAGTACTTCTTCAGGCCAGCGTTGCTTTCAGCGTTCAAGATGAGGCTGCCCTTCTTTCGCAGCAGCACACACTTTTCGGCGACAGCAAGTATCTCATACTCGTACATCCGCTGGAAGGCGGAGAGGCGATCCCCAACCTTCCACCCGTCTGCATTGACGCCCGGTTCACCTGGGCGTGGCTTGCTCTTGTCCTTGCGGTTGTCCACAGACTCCGTGACGATGCGCCAGAAGCCGTCAGACTGGCACGTAAGGCTGCCATAGGTGCTGTCTGAGGTAACTATCCAGGCAACCTCTTGGGCGCCCGCCTTCCGTCCCCAGAACGCCTTTCCCATCCAACCCACATAGTGGATCTTAGTGCTAAGAGGCGTCTTGAACCCAACGCCCACCTTCAATGGCATAGGGGCGTCTTCAACGCCCCTGGTCCACATGTCGTAGATGCCATCAATGATGAGCTTGCCGAGTTCTTCGGCGGTTCTCTCCTCGTTCTTCTCATCGGAAAGCCAGTCGGCTACCCGCTGAATCTGAGTCGATCTATTCGGGATCGCCATCCCACTCCCCAAAGTTGACAACACGTTCGCTTGTCGCCTTCATGACGGGGCGCACCTTGACTTCGTAGATGAAACGCTCTATGTAGCCCGCGTCCTCTTCCGAGAGGACACGGATGTGCTGCTCAGCGTCATCGTAAGTGGGCAACCTGTAGCTGGACGCAGCGAACGTCCAATTATTGCTAGTGCTTACAACGTAGAAAGTCCGATCCACCGTTCTCCAATCATTGATCCACAAAGGTGCAGGGAGGGAGAGCAACCCTGCACCCGTGAGGACCAACCTTAGAGGTTGGGTCCTGTTTAGCTAGTTGTCGCCCTTCCAGGCCTTAGCGCGCTCAAGGGCGTAGCCCCAGCTGTCGCCACGGTCCTGAAGAGACTGAGCAAGCGCGATGACCGCGATGGCATCTGCCGTCACTCCGCCCAAGACATCAGTGTCAACGAGGCGGTCCAGGAGAACATCAGAACCGGACTCGTTGTTGTTGGTAAGCATGATCTGCTTGAGAGAGACTCCGCCCTTAACGAGCGCGGCTCCAACGAGGCAGCCAGGAGTCCACTCCTCTTCAGGCGTGTCCACGAGTCCACCGTCACTCAGTTCAGCGACTTCGGTGCCATGGACGTAGCGGCATTCTGCCGCGTGCTCCTCCTGGTGATAGACAAAGCTATCACCACGCTCGGCAACAGCCTCGCTCATCAACTTGATGGCGAGAGTCTTGTCAAGCTTCTGAATTACGGGCATGATGCTACTTCCTTGTTGAGTGAGTCGTGTGATGCGGCTGGTTCTGCGGCGCCTTAGAGGCGCCGTATGCAGCTCCGAAGAACACCAGAATGATGATGATCGTGATAGACCAACCGGTGTTACTCATGTATATACTCCAACCGCATGAACGATCACGGCGCCGGTAACGGCGGCCGCGATGAACAGCATCACCAACATGAAGGTGAATGCTTCATCACTCATGTTCTTCATGCTTATCTCTCCCTTTGTAGTCCGAATGGACATGAATGAGGCCACAGTGTGGCCTCAAACACGACTACTCGGCGATGTGATCGTTGAAGTTGCTACCGTTGTTGGTGTTCAGCTCTGCGAAGTCACTCTTCTTCTCTGCGTGGATGGCGCTGATCCAAGTGGCGCCACTGGCAGACATCTTCCAGAGCTTACCGTCGGTCTGAGCGTACCAGACGGACGGACCGAGGTCGAACTGAGCGGTGAAGGTGTAGAACTTGCCTGCCTTCACCTTGTTCGGAGTCCAGATCTTCCAGGATCCCAGGATCTCGGATGCCTTATTGACGGCAGGATGGGACTCGCCAGAGGGCACGAACTGGCCACTGCCAACGCGACCCTCTTCAGAGATCCAATACAACTCACCGGCCATCGACACACTTGAGATGACCTTGAGGGCGATGGCGGAGGCGAAGGCGCCGCGCAGGATCGTGCCGATCCTGACACCAGACGCGGGCTGAGCGAGATACTCCTTCCACGCATCATTCAGCGCGTAGGAACCCACACTGGTGTCATCGGTGTATCCGCTCTCAAAGCCATAACCCCTGGCCTTGACGTTGTTGATGCCGAGAGCCCTCAGGCCATCATCGTACTCACCGTAGAGCTGACCGACGATGCAGCGAGTCGTGGACGCAAGACTGAGATTGTGCGTGTCGATCTCGCTACGCCAGTCGTCGTCCCGCATGGTGTCGAGGAATGCTCCACCGACAGCGACGACCTTCTTGGCGGTGTCTGTTTCGTTGCTCATGATTTTCTCTCCCTTTTCCTTGCTCGCTTGAGTCAAGGTGAATGAGGACACAGGGTGTCCTCAAACATCATCACTCAGAGAACATGCCACCCTTGACCTGATCCAGCACGAGGTCATGGCCCTCGAATCCCAATCGAGTCATCGCAACATCCTTCTCGACCATGGTCATGCCGCTCGACTTCTCGAAGTCTCCATGGGTCTGCTCAAGGCGAAGATTCGCCTCAAGGTCTTCCATGGCTTCGCCAAGAGTTCCCTCGCCGACGTAAACAACGAGCGTCAGGAATACCGGAGGGATCGCGGCCTGCCTGCCCGCGAGGGCAGCCGCAAGCTGACGAATCGCAGCCATGGGGTCGGCAAACTCGGGGTTCGCACCAGTAACCACCGCAAAGTCGCCAACATAGTTGACCACCCGAAGCGGCTGACCCTCGGCGAAGCCATCACGCACGTCGTTGCGCACGTGGATGGGGCAAGTACTGGTTCCACACATGTTTCTCTCCCTTTGTTTACGTTCGTGAGCTACGCTCACGCACTATCTAGTGAGTTTGCGTAGCAAACTAACGCAGTTTCCCTGCTGAATGCAAGGTGAATGAGGACACAGAGTGTCCTCAAACATCATCACTCAGAAGGCGTGCGAACGACCAGATCGAGGAAGTTAATCACTCCCTGATGGCGCTGCGTCACGACGTCCTTGACGTCTTCCACGTAGTAGCCCTTGCTGCGACCAAGAGTCACGGCAGGCGGAAGATCCTTGACATAGCCACGGATGACTGCATCCGTGGTGTCCAGAAGCTTTGCCAGCTCAGCAATGGTCTTGATGTTCATATTCTCTCCCTTGTCGATCTATGAGTAGATCTGAATGGAGCCAGAAGGACTGGCTCCAAACACACTCACTCAGAGAGCGCGGTCATAGGCTTCGCCCCACGGGATTCCGTTGTCCTGGTAGGACTGGATACGCGTGAGGAACTTCGATGCCTTGACGTCAAAGTCCAGCAGGTCGTCACGGCGCAGGTTCTCCATGACGGCGTCGGCGACACCGGTGGAGTAACGGTTCTCGGCGTCCTCGTCGGCAACGTACTCCATGCTCTCGACAGGAACGCCGAGCTTGGCGAACACGCGGCCAACGATGCAGTCAGCCTTGCCGTCCTTGGCATACAGGCAGGCAGGCCCCTGGTTGGCGACGAGACGCCCGTCATGGCGACCGTAAACGAAGTCTGCACCCTCGGCCTTGATCTCGGCCTTAACAATGGCGTCGACTTCGGCGAACGTAACGTGCTTCATGTCTGTTCTCTCCCTTTGTTTTCAGCATCTGTGATGCTGCTAATGCCGCCATCGGAGATGGCGACAAAAGGTAGTCACAGACTAGTGCCGCATGGCCGCGAGAACGGCCCTCATGCCAGCAATGCGCTCCGAGTTGAGTGGCGCAGTCCACCAGCCATTGTCCTCGTAAGCCTCGATCGGCAGATCTTCCGCGATGTGCGCGATCTGCTTGAAGCTCAGGCTGTAGGTGTCGTTCAACGATGAGAAGAAGCTCTGCGCGTTGAACGACATCAGCTTTTCGCTGACGAACGCATTGACCGGGCAGGTCGCGGAGTCGTCGTAAAGGCCGTCATCAACCACCTTGTAGCCGTTCAGGACGCCATAGACTCCCAAGCAGCAATGGGCCACTTCACCGCCCCCAATGGGAGCGACAAGCATGCCGTTGGTCTGCTTGTAGTCGCCGCTCCGAAGAGCGGCAATCCACTCGTTGACCTGGCTCTGAGTGATGTTGGTCAGAGGCATTTTCTCTCCCTTTGGTCTGGGCTGTGATGCCCCTACAACCACCCGCCGAAGCGGGTGGCTCTAAGTAGTCACAGACCACTAGCCGTTGTTCGTGCTCCCGATGGTCAGACCCTTCTTGAAGTCATACATCTTGTCCGCGTTCTCGACCCACCAGGAAGCATCCTGGAAGGCGGTGAGAGGCAGCCACTGGACCACGTTGGCGATCTGCTGGAAGTTCAGGTGGAGCGCGTCGTTCAACTCCGAGAAAAGGTGCTGCGCGCCCGTGGTCATCATGCTGGACGGAACGAAAGAGTTCTCGTTGAAGTCAGACAGGCCATTCAGCCCGCCGTGCTCACCGATCTCTCCGCCATTCAGGACACCGTAGACGCCCAAGCAGCAGTGGGCTGCCTGGCAAACGCCATCATTGAAGCCAGTGATGGTCGCCAAAGCGCCCGTGGTCTGCTTGTAGTCGCCGCTCCGAAGAGCGCGGACCCACTCGTTGACCTGATCCCGGGTGATCTCACTGTTAGGCATTTTCTCTCCCTTTTCAACATCTCTATGATGCTGCTAATGCCGCCATCGGGGATGGCGACAAAAGGTAGTCATAGCGACTAGAAGTGCTCCTCGATCACGTCAGCGATCTGCTCGAAAGAGGCGCCAGCCTCATCGTTAAGTCCCACCAGGCTACGGCATTCGATGGAGTTGACTTGCACCAACTCCGGAAGGGCCGCCTCGGTGGATATAATGCCCGACCACTGCCGAACAAGCGGAGTAAGGCCTGTGGCACTTACTCCAGACCTGTCCTTGTACTCATAGGCGCCGCTTATGAGGACTCCCGCATCGGTAACGCCAGCCTTGACTGCGAGGTCTTCCAGCACCCCCAAGCAGCAGAACGCATCTTCCTCGCTGCGCAGAACGCCTCGACCCTGCTTGTAGTTGCCGCTCCGAAGAGCGGCAATCCACAGAGCCTTGACCTCGGGGATCATCTTCCAAATCATGTCTCTCCCTTTGTGATGCACGTCACACTAACAGCCGGAACAAGATGCCATGATCAAATCGTTGTCCTTATAGACAGCCTGACAAGCGGCCCCCCAAGGGGACGCCGGTACAAGTGGATGCCTAACGGTCAACACGGTCAGGGCTCTCTCATCTGTGAGTCTACGACGGCCTGAGAGGCCATGATAGACCTTTTCAATGGGTCTGGCCCTAGGGGGCCAGCCCTTGAACGGAGGAAGAATGGGAAGGGGTAAGGACTACCTAACCTCCCTTGACAGCCCGAGTCTGGCTTGCACCACACTTGAGGCAGAGCCTAAAGGCTCGACCATCGTTTAACGGGTGCCAGCTTGACCAGGAGTGTCTGAACCTGCATAGGTTCTTCATGTTCTCTCCCGTCATCTAGGATGACTAGTCAATCTCGGGCTTACGGCCCGAGACTCACCTACCGCACTAGACCTTGAGTAGCAACGCATCCACGCACTGTTTCAGCGTGTTGAACCCACAGTAAGGCTTGGATTCACCCCTGAGGGTGAATCCGTAACCCATGTGATGGAGTTCGATAGTGGCGAAGTAATCGCCACCGCACTTATTGAAGACTCGCCACTTGCGCCGTTCAACCCGTTTCACAGAAACAGCCTTGCGACTAAGTCCCTTCTTCACGGGTTCGGACAGCTTGGCACTGCGATAGGTCTTGGACACCCGGCTTGACGCCGGTGATCTGTTGGCCTTACCGAAGCCCTCAAGCATGTAGCGATCGTCAAACTCTCTCATCGTGACCTCACACCGTAGAAGATCGCCAAAGGCGACACCACGAGAGTGTGAACGATGAGCAAGAGTGTGAACTCTGCCATGATTCCCTCTTTTCTCTCCGTTCGGCACAACATGATGCCGTCAATACCGCCATCCCGAAGGATGGCGATAAAGAGTGGTCATGTGGTCTGTACGAGATCCTTGTCCGTGTTTCGCTTGGCCATATAGATGGCCTCGCCCCACGTCTTACCTTCGTCCTGGTAGTGCTGAGCCTGGTTCAGATAGTCCACCGCGACGCTGTCCCACTCCAGCCCGAAGTCGTCGCGAAGCTCTCCCTTGAGACTGCGGAAGTTCTTCTCGTTCTTCGTCAGGCCGGATGAGCCACTTGCGAGACCACGGAAGTACTGAGCAGGAATGTTGCAGTACTTGTTCAGGTACACACCAACGATGCACAGCGGCTGGTCGTCGGTGTCGACGTACCTACAGAAGCCCTCGGGAGTGAAGCCCTCGCCAGTCTCGCTGACGATATCCGTGAGAGCGTGCTGCACGCTCAGATAAGTGATCATCTCTTGTTACTCTCCCTTTGTCCTGCCGCCCGGTAGGCGGCATTGGAACGGAGATGAAAGCCTGCAGTAGCACTGTCACCTCCGAACCTGAGGGGCACCAGACAACCTCTTACAAGGCTACGTTTGTGAGCAAAGCTCACGCACTAGCCAGCGAGCCTTACGGCTCGCGAGGCTCCCTGACGCCCCCCAGAAAGGGGAGAGAGAGAACGTATGACCCGTTTAGCGCTACCCCCAAGCATGGCCTATAGCCATGCCCCTTAGGCAGTACACACGGTTACACCTGAACGTACATCGCTCCCTCATGGCTGACGCCACGGGATAGGAACACGAGTAGCACTCGGGGTCACACGGCCTGGTATGGTCACAGGTCTTTACACACTATTGAGTTCTCAAGGTACGGACGCTTCCTTTGGTCTTCAGCTACGTGTGCACCTTGGCACTTCGCCTGCCTAGACCTCTGGGCGTTAGCTGTTCCGCTCTTGCGAGCTTCACTAACTAGCTGGACCCTTTCACGACTCCTGCGAGTCTGTCAAGTCCCTCGTTCGGTGTGAGCGAAGTTCCCGAGTGAGTCACGCATCCCCGAAGGTTAACATCGTGATCATCTCCCGGTTGCCTTCGCAACCGAACAATGAGGAGCCTTCCAGACTCTGTGGAGTCTTGTCAAGTCCCCTTGCGGGGGATGAACACAGTTCGGACTAGAACCTCCCAGCCATTGGCTCGTGTAGACGCTGTCAGGTGGGGCGGGTGTACGACTGTGAGCTTGAGGCCCAACTAGCTATGAAGTTCTCAAGGTACGTTCAGTCACTTCACTCTCCGGCTGCTTGCTCCGGTGTTGCTCGGTGCTGACAGGCATAACTAAGAAGCAGTAAGGGCTTGCAGTACAACCAAGGGCAGGTAAAGCCTTCTGACCTGCAAGGACGCAAGCCTTTCGGGCTTGCCCTTGACCTCGTCTTGACTTGACCAGACGGATGACAGCAAGCGCTTACCGTAAGATACGTCCATGTAAGTCACCTAGATCACCAATGTCCGAGTTGTCCAGTGCGTGTACGCGGGTAAGGGGGAACGTGCGCGCGCGTGTACGCGCGTGTGTACGCGCGTGTGTAAGGGCTCGTGTGAGCATGGCTGCGCTCATGTGAGCAGGCTGGGTGGATAGTCCACCCTGCCCGCATCCATGCCCTTGTGCGTACATCTACACACTATGTCCACATTTCCCACACATATCACACTATATCCACACATTTCCCACACATATCACACTATATCCACACATATCCCATGCATACGCAGGTGTGCATGACTATGCGTGCATGTGCATGTAACTCTACGTAGTCATGCAGGTCAGAGCACTACTGAACACGTTC